GTATCCTTGCCGGATCCGATGAAGCCTGTTACACTGATGATCATTGTATTTCCCTTTGTAGTCTCTATTGTATTACATAAAGACTACAAAGTAAATAGTTTAGGTTAACCGATTATGACTGAATATGGTTGACTATAATCAACAAAACGTCTTAAATCTTCTAATAGTTGCGCTTGCATAGCCGCACCTTCTGCTTTAAGTGCAGTACCATTTAGAGTTGTTCCTCCACCAGGTCCTACGATTGTACCAAATTTCTCACGAGCTTCACCTAAAGAAAGCTTAAGTTGGCTTAATGTCCAGTCACCTATCCAAACACCTGAACCTGGATCTTGAAGCAAAACTTCTTCAGGCTTTTGAGTATCACCCCAAATAAGAATCTTTTCACCTGTTGCTTTTGGATCACGTACAATTCTAATGATTTTGGTAACAGGGTTGAAAGTAAAGATTACGTAGCCCCCAAACATACGAGCGGCCAACTCAACATACTGAGCATAAAAGTCGTATGTGGCTAAGCCACCTGCATAGTTATAGTTAAGCAAATATGTGTTTAAGATTGCGCTTGAGAATGGATCAAATGAGCTTGACGCTGGTCCCGTTTCAAGACCAATTGTTCTACGAAATACTTGACGTACATTAATGAACTCTGCAGGCAAAGTGTAAACATCAATATTCTTTTCTACAGACATTAGTGTGTAGGATTCTTCAGTTGCGTTTTGCGCACGTTGTCTATAGATTTTTATTGCGTATTGATATGCAGATTCAAAGTGTTCGGGATCTAGTTCAAGATCAACCATGCCGCTACCTAAACGATAGCTTAGATTCGCAAATAATTCTGCTTTTAATTCAGTAAGTGTAAGTCCAGATGCCATTTATAATCTCCCGATAGTGTATTTATCGGGAGATTACTTTAATTAAATATCACCGTCCTTGCGGTGTTCTGAGTAATGTGCGTCAAATGACCCGCCCGGGTATCTAGACTCAAGTTTTTTGATATTTTCTTGAATCACATCATTGGGGTCTACGTTAAGGGCCCTACAAGCATTAATCCAATACCACATTACATCTCCTAACTCCCTAACCATATGGAAGACATTATCGTCTGTAAGAGCTTTGCCTTGAAAAAGAATCTTTTTTGGAATCTCTATGAATTCACCTGATTCTGCTGCAAGCCCAAAACATGCGGTTATCAACAACGGGAGATTGACATCAGGTCCGTGCTTCATTTTTTGGTCAATTAAATCCAATTCATAGTTTGCATCTAATCGGTTTAGGGTGTCCATGAAAGCAGTCAAGTCATTGCTTGCTTTACTAGTGACTGCTTCTACAAAGTCTTTGTATTTGTTTAAATCAATATTCATTCAGTTATCCTATTTTATGTACTTACTTCAAATCTAAAGTTGTCCGGGTCATCAACGAGTTGACTTTCTTTTACTTCAGTCCAAATTCCATCTATTCTAATTTCAATTTTAGTCTTTGTCAATTCTTCGGCAACTGCTGCATCAATTGTTGCCATCATGCCGGTTCGACGCATAGTTTCCATCTTGTGCCAATGCGTGAACTCTTTTGTGTTTACCATTTTTACAAATGCATCTCGTTTGTTTTCTAGTTGACTGCGAGTTGCCTCACTGTATCCTTTTGCACCTGATGCTTTGTGTTTGCAGTGTACAGCACTTGACGTTTTGTTTTTCTTCTGACCACCGGGGCCGGAGCCCTTAGTGTATGCCCATTCACAATCGCCAGCAGTAACACTAAACAAAAGATTTCGTTCTTTGCTCATGATTAAAATGCCTTTAAAATAATCATGCCTTCGTTAAACCGACCATTTGGGGTAGTGCTAGTTGCTTTGATTTCTTTAAAGAACTTACGTGCAGCTGGCTTGCTGCTCATAATCTCTTTAAGCTGCTCTGCAGGTTTACGCAGAGTTTTTACTTCACTTGTTGCTGTATCAAATCCAAGTAAAGTATTGCCCTTAACAGTAAATGTTTTGCTATACTCATCTGCAATATAGTGATGCAACTTGCGTTTTGCAGTATCATACACCCACGCTTCACTTGCACCGTGAATCTTAGTCGGATGAATACTAACCAAATTCAATTTAGCAGTAGCGTCAGCGAACTCTTTCAAGTACTTGAGTTTAGCTACAATCTTTTCAACCGGAACCGGCTTACGTGCGCGAGGGGTTCGTGCAGTTTTCTTTACGCTGATATAGCTATTGAGGTCACTTAGTACACCGTCAATAAACTTAACAATATTTTTAAGTTGTGTTTTAGTGAACTGACCATAACCTTCAACTAGTTGACTGTCTTTGCCTTCAAGAACTGTTTCAAACTCAGCGAGTTTTTTCTTCCACACGTTTGCAACAATCGGAACGTGCTGCGGCATCACATTACGTTTGGCTAGTTCATCAATTGGCCGTAGCGAATGTGTTGATTTTGCTCCTGCTGCAATAAAAGTATCAAACAATCCTTCAATCTCGCCGCATGCTTCACTTGCTTTTTCCCGCAAAATATCTTGAATGTTAGGTTTTGCTACAACTACTGTTTCAACTTTTTCGGCTTCGGCCGATTTAAAGCTTGACTTGAACGCAGTTTCTGGGTTAGTCACAGTCATAAGCAAGCGAGTGATTTCATTGTTCAGTGTAGTTTCTTCATGGCCCAAAGTAACCAACCCACGCAATTTCATTCGTGCGAGCCAGCAAAGAGTCGTCAAGATTTCACCATCACTGACTTTTGCCATATGCTTTGCATCTGATTTTCTGTCATTGTATTCAAGATATTGAATTAGCAAGTCCTTGCCTTCTTTACGACCATAAAAACGATTGTACCAAGTGAACGCACGTGCGAGTGTTGACGCACGAAATTCACTATCAGGCTGCACTGCAAACAGGGGTTCTTCACCCATATATTTCGTATCTACATCTTTTGGGTTCAGTGCTTTGACCATTGCTTTTTCAGCACTATTTTCTTTGCGAGACATATTTACACTCCTATTAACAGTAATAACAACATTGTAGCACGATATTTAGTTAATTGCAACCGCTGATTGCATGCAAACAACAATCTGTTGTCATAAATACTACACTATCGGATATTATAATGCCCAAAATTTCACTTTACCGTTCACAAAAATCACACGACTACAAGTTCTTTGACAGGACTATTTCGGAGATGTTTACTATAGGCGGCACAGACTTATTAGTTCACAAATATTTGGGGCCTGCTGATCAGGGAGCATCTAACGATGCAACTCAGCCAAAATACGATGAGACAAACCCTACCAATATACAAGATTTACTGTTTTTAGAAAATCGCGATAGAAAATACGATGATAGCGTGTATAGATTGCGTGGTCACTATAATGTGCAAAATCTAGACTTTGATTTAAGTCAGTTTGGATTGTTTCTTAATAATGATATCATATTCATAACAATGCATTTTAATGACATGATCAATATCATTGGAAGAAAGCTTATGGTTGGTGATGTATTAGAGCTTCCTCATCTTACTGATTATCATCCCTTAAATGAAACATTGCCAACTAGCTTGCGCAGATACTATCAAGTTACCGATGCAAACTATGCTAGCGAAGGCTTCAGCCAATCTTGGTACTATCATTTGTGGAGAGTTAAATGTGAACCGTTAGTTGACAGTCAAGAGTATTCAACTATTTTAGATCAGCCCATCAACAAAGACAACTATTTGGGTGAGTGGGATAAAACAAAAACATACGTGCCTGGTTACGTAGTGTCATACGGTGGTAAAAATTATACTGCAACAGATAACGTTCCTGCAGGAGTTCATTGCACTGACACTGAATACTGGCAGCTTGACGGTAACGATACACTAGCAGACATAGTAAGTCGTTACAACTATAATATCAAAGTAAATGAAGCTGCAATTGCAGAAGCCGAAAGACAAGTTCCATTAAGCGGATATGATAGAAGTCAGTTATATGTTGTTCCAACTCACGAAGACAATCAGCCAGCTGCGCCGGTTGACTTGCAAGTATTTGAAGGTTCTCCTACTATAGGAATGCTAGAAATAGTTCAACCAACTGGATTTAGTCCTAGCGTAGTAGTTAGAATAACTGACGCAGTACTAGCAGAGTTGCAGCGTTTAGCACCTGATGGATTCGCTTTCACTGCATTCAATCCACTTAACTTAGAGTTAGTTGATGTAGCACCCGTGTTAACTGACAGTGGGTCAGGAAGTGTAGAGGCTGAGGTTGCGCTTGCTATAAATTCATTAGGACCAATTACAGGTCCATACACAATCAATAATAGTTATGTAGCTTCGCCTGATACTGATGGGTTAAGTCCTGCTCCCGGTTTCCAATATATTGCACGGTCAACACCAAGAACGTTTGGATGGACTGAAGGATATTTAGTAGGTACAGCCCAAGCTCCAAACGGTGAACCAGTTGGATCAGGAATCGCTTTCCCAAGTAACCCTAATAAAGGGGATTACTTCTTACGTCTAGACTATCTACCGCAACAATTGTTCAGATGGGACAATACAATGTGGGTCAAGATATCAGAGAATGTAAGAACTGGTGTTGGCTTTACTGATGCAAATAAATCACAACTAGGATCGTTTGTTAATAACTCAAACGTAACCGCAACAACAAGTGGCACAATGCCTGAGAAACAAGCATTGTCAAGCATTTTAAGAATTACACCAGATTAAGGAATACACTTTGAGCCAATTTTTTTACGATAATCAAGTACGCAGATTTTTAGTTCAATTTGCGAGAATTTTCAGTGACTGGTACGTTACTAAAGGTAAAGACCCTGCCGGCAATGACATACTAGTACGTGTACCTATCATGTACGGAGATAGTTCAAGACAAGCCGCTACTATAATAGCAAACAACAGTGCAAGCAGTATGCCAAGCGCGCCAATGATTACATATTATATAACAGCACTTGAATACGATCAAAAAAGAACACAGGATCCTTATTTTGTTGATAGTTTAAATGTTCGTAGAAGAACATTCAATGCTGATACACAGCAATTTGAAACAACTCAAGGTGATGCGTTTACAGTTGAAAGAATTATGCCAGTTCCATATACGCTGCGTATCTCAGTTGATTTTTGGACTACTAATTACAATCAAAAATTAGAACTGATTGAGCAGTTAGGTGTACTGTTTAATCCTGCTATGGAAATTCAAGGTACTGACAACTTTGTTGATTGGACTTCATTGAGTGTAGTATATCAAGATGGGTTAACATTTAGTTCACGTTCAATACCAGTTGGGTCAGGTAATCCAATTGATGTACTGACTTGGAAATTCTACATGCCAATATGGATAAGCAGTGCAGCTAAAGTTAAAAAACTTGGAATCATTCACAAAATTATTGCAAGTATATTTCAAGGTAACGCAATCACAGATATGCAAGATGATGATTTACTTTTAGGAACTAGACAAAAGATCACCCCATATGGTTATAAGCTACTACTATTAGGTAATAGCTTGCAAATATTACCTGATGGTGCGGTGTTTGACCCCGACAATGACAGCTTAGAGTTACCTAAAAATTCTAGCACTGACATATATTGGCAAAGTTTTTTAAACGTACACGGAACAGTAAAGCCTGGTATAAGTCAGATATGGTTACAAAATCCATATATGGAAACAGAAATAGTTGGTACTATTGCGTTTAATCCAACTGATGACAGGTCTTTAATATTTGATATTGACCCTGATACGTTACCTCAGAACACACTGCCCGCAGTTGATAGTGTGATAAACCCACTATCTAAAGGTCCAACCGCCGGTTTACCTGCAGCACAAAACGGGCAGCGTTATTTGATCGTTGACAGCATTGGAACAGAATCAAACAGCAATCCATCAGTATCATGGGGAAATTTAGTTGCCGGAGCAAATGATATTATTCAATATGACGGAACCGCAAATGAATGGTTTGTTAGTTTTGACAGCGAACTCTTAACTGAAACTCAGTATGTTACTAATCTTACTTCAGGTGTTCAATATAGATTCAATGATGGTGCATGGACTAAATCATGGGAAGGGTTCTATCAAGCCGGAGACTTTAGTATAGTAATTTAATGTCACTACTGATGTATGATAAATCATTATATGAAGAATCAAAATATATCAGCAGGCATATTCTTTTTTTCAACCTCAACTAATAGATTTTTATTCTTGTTAAGAAATGACGAGAGAAATTTAGGATATTGGGGCATTCCGGGTGGCAAATTAGAAGGTGAAGAAACATTACTACAAGGACTTGAACGAGAATGCACAGAAGAAATAAGTTTCTTTCCAGCAAATGCAAAGTTAGTGCCGATTCAAAAATTCGTCAATCATACTTTCACTTATCACACTTTCTTTTGTCAAGTTGACTCAGAGTTTATCCCTGTGTTAAATGATGAGCATGTTGGCTATTGCTGGATTGATGTTGCACATTATCCAAAGCCATTACATCCTGGATTGTTTAATACTATCAACTTTGATGTGGTACAAAAGAAATTGCATTCATTAATAAAAAAAGCGGCCTAAGCCGCTTTTTTTATTCTAAAGACACTATTACCCCGGTGTCTCGTCGCCTTCAAGATCAGTTGAACCAACTAAGGTGTCATCTGTTTTATCAGCAGGAGTTTCGTTAGTATCTAACACTCCGGCTTCTTCTACTTGAACAGCTTCGTCTGTTGTGCTAGTTGAGAAGTTCCATGGATAGCTATTGCCACCGGCAGTAATTCTATGTGCTGAAATCTTTGAGATTTGAGTAACTGTGCCATCATCTAACTTAACAGTGATAGTCATTTCACCTTCAACCAAAGATGCTA